TACCAATCGAGAACGTCTTCGTTCCAAGAGACTTGTCCGCCTTATACAAAGACTTCGGACTCCCGACAAACCCACCACCAGCCCCACCTGGTGACGCAGATCCCTTGATCACAGACGACTTCCCGCCACCCTTGCTGCCCATCACCGCCTTGACCCCCTCACCCATATATTCCCCCTATTCAGCTAGACACGCCGTTGATAGACCCGTGCTGTCTTCCGATCTCGAGTCGGAGAGAATACACGAGCCGCGCGCTTCGGCCCCAATGACCGAGCATCTCCACAATCCCGATGACCTTCCATGTCCGTATAGTCACCAGACGAATCACGAATCCCTTGTGCCTTCTCGGTCGATTCGCGCGCTGGCCCCATTGAAGACATCGCCTTCATGACATTTTCCTTGAACCAGTAGGCAACTTTGGCGTCATCTTCTTTTTATTCGCCGTAGCGTAAAAATTACTTTTGCCCTTCTTCGACCCGTACCGAGCCACCATTGATCGCATGACTTTATCTCCTCGCCCCTTGAAGTACGCATTAACTGGAATTGTTTTTCTCCATTAGACACAGTTACATCGCCCCTGGAACACTCGGCGGACGCAACTGCCGCACCATCTGATCCGGACTTGGCATCCCCGTCTGCCCTGGCATCCCCACAGGAACACCCTGTTGAGACAATTCATCATTGGAACGATGCGGTTTTGACACAAACTTGCCACTCTTTTCAAGAGCTTCCCTCAATCCCATCCCAGCAAAAAGAAGAACCGCAGCCGGATTCAACTGCTTCGTCTGCGGGTCCATCAGCAGAAGAGACACACGCTGAAATAAATCTAAATCAGATCCACCGTCTGGACCACCTTGCATCAGTCCAGGAACTTGACTACCTGGAGGACCACCAGCTCCGGGCGCTCCACCCATCGGAGGACCTTGCATCACTGGGGGCGTCGCCCCCCTATTCAAAAATCCAGGAACACTTGAAAATGGCGACGGAGCAAGCGGCATATTATCCTCCAACTAATCAATCACACACTTACAACTCGTGGTCAATAGTTGCACCATAAGACCACCTATTTATTTTTAACGCCGCCCACTTTTTCCTTTCGGCGGAGGCGGTTGAGGCAACTTTGCTAGTTCTTCCAACCCCTCCTGAATCAGCTCATCCGGGTCTCCAAGATCTGCTTCGCCAAGAATTCGACGCACGCTTGGAGCCACCCCAGTCGCTGCTCGCAACTGAAGAGCTGCCATCACACGCTGAATGCGTGTACTCGCAAGAGAACTTCCAGGCGTCACCAAAAACTTAAAATCACGATACATCCGAGACCGCTCCTCCGCTGGACGCGCATTCCCCTCGTCATCCTGAAGCAACTTTTGCCGTTCAAACGTATACGAAACCCACTCGTGACTTGGGCCTTGCTGAAAGAGAATACGATCTGATGTATAATATTGAAAAATACGAGAAATAATCTTCTGCCCGACACGCCCCAACAACGATTCAAACCGACGAGCAACAGAACGAATCAGCACCTGACGAGAACTCTGCAATCCCTCTAACCCGGCTCCAGGTCCTGATTCTCCACGAGACCCAGACGGGTCCATATTCCCGGTCAACAAATCGCACAACTGCATGAGAGATTGAATCGCCGTTGGAGTCCCAGGATCAGCAGGAATCGGAGCTTGATATTCAAACTGACGATTAGGCTTTTTCCGTACAATCAGTCCAGCATCATTGTCAAGTTTATCCCACTGATCTGGATCGAGTGCATCTGCATCGGCGATCACACGGAAGTTACTTCCAAGCAACAGATTTTTAATCCACGAATCTCCCATCCGATTGATTGCTTCTTGAAGCCTCTTCAGATCTTGAACCTCACCAATTCCCCATGGATGATCAAAATCAACATCCCACTCAAACATATCAATAGGCCATTCGCCATCCCAGTTTTTATTTGCTTCATCCACAAGAATCAAATTACCAGCTCGTGTGACATGTCGCCCACCAGGAAACAGAAGATCACCCTCCGTGTTTATTTGTGGATCATTAATCCAGTAATCCCGCAATTCTGCCCGTGGAATCGGCCCTGATTTTCTCGACGCTCCAGGGTGATACGGACGAGGCAACATTGCAAGTGCCGCCGAGATCAACGACGTTTTATTCTTCTCAACATAGGAACTCAATCGCTCGTCCGGTTGTACCAACGCACCACGCCCCGGAAATCGTTTTCTGATTTCAGCCAACGATGTCGGTGTATCAATTCGAAGATATTGTGCATGTCGTAAATCCGCCCCAGAGGATACACCCGGGTCAATTTGAACACGACGAGGGTCAATAAACGAAAGAACAATATCATCCTGAATCGGATCGTACATTGTCGAAATAAACCCAGGACCGATCGTCATCGCAAATAAACACATTCGATAGAACACATCGTCCGTTTCATTCCGATCAAAAATAGCACGTGTTGCGTTGTACAGCACCGATGCCGCTTTTGTCAATTCTAGCTTCTGTGCGCTGATACGAATTTGCGGCTTCATCTCAGTCACCGCACTGATTTTTCGTTTCACTTGATTCTTGATAATATTAACCAAGAAGTATGGAGCCCGTTTAATCTTCCACTGATCCCCCTGCACCTGCCGAATATTCTCCTCCCATGGGCGAGCGATCTCCCGCTTCGCAGACTCGGATTCGCTATCCAACGCATCCAGAAACCGAATCAGCGTCAGCTCTTCGCCCTTCGGAGGAAGACTTGCCATTAGACCCCTTTCGCAGCACCAAGCCCAGTCGGGCAATCAGACGTATGTCCAAACGCCGCCAGCTTGTTAAAGTGGCACGGAGCACAACAATACTTTGCCTGTGCGAATCGTGATCTAAACATCCCGCCACATGTCCCGCACGGACGTTCCTCATTCGGTTTCTTCCCCGCTTCCCATGCCGCCAGCAAAAACGGAGAAAAGAGCTCCGACCGATCGGACACAATCATGACATATCCAAGAAACATTTGCCATAATGGCACTTGCATAGCCTCTTTCGCTTCACGAATCAGCATCTGCGTGTCTTCTGGAAGATACGGAATAAGAATTTCAGCCGCCTTCTCAGGGTCATCCTCCATCACAAAAACAGAACCAGGCTCGTTAGGCAGAAAATCCATTTCCACATTCGGAGGAACATTCAATTCCAACGTAGGTGGTCCCTGTTCCACAGTTGCACCAGATCCAAATCGACGACCAATCTTCGGCACTGCCATACATTCCCCTTTCATTCCCAAGGTTCATCTTCTCGCCCACCAACCATCCTACGGAATGTTCTATCACATTCCCAAGGTTCAGGCTCCCGCTTCTCTGCCCCACCAGATACGGTATCGCGTGACACTAACTTCTGAAGCCCATAATATTTCTCAAAACATTCATCATCTGATGTCAAAAGAGCAATCATCCACGCAATCGCTCGATCATCATGATGTCCAGCAACAGCCCCCCATTCGTTCGGACCCTTCTGCACGAACATTTCCAATTCACGCAGGAGTGATTCACTGGCGATGTGGACCCGGCCATTCACCATCTCATGAGATGCAAACCCAACGAGCCACGGCTTCGATTTAGAATTCGTCTCCCAGCCCGTTTTTCGAGAATAGCGAGGCACCACCTCATCCCTATACCTCCAGACGTAATTATTTGAATAGCCCATCTTACTTAGTTGTTGATTTGTCCCACCGCCAATCCCATTTGTTTCAACTGCAATCTGTGCAGTGTTATAATATTTCCCTAACCAGTACAACACGTTTGCGAGTTCAAACGGATCAACAGCCCGTGATGTCCACTCAGCCACCTGCTTATTCGATCCCCGCTGCAACACGCACGCGACCGACGAATCCAAATCCTCTTCCATCGAATCATCTCGACCTTGGCCCATCGCCACATCTATGCCAATGTCATATGCCTTCCCCTGTTCTGGCTCATCCCAGATCCACAGTTTACCTTGTGGCGCATCAAGAATCCGTGGACCCGAATGCACCTCAGCCATTCGCATCGGGGGACGCACTCCATGCCGAAGCTCCCGCAACGATTTCGCAGGAAATACCTGTGCCCCAGGGGTCACCCACGCATCTTCAACCGTATTATGCGTAAGAATTCCATTGGTATCATGAAGATGGTCAGGAGCAACACGAAAATCGTACACATCCACACACCCGGCCGATGTAACAGACTTTACTCGATCGCTTAACACATGACGTAAACGAACCTTTCCAGAAGGATATGCACGACGCCCATTTTGTTTACGTGCCGAAACAAATCCGATCTTCTCGTGAAATAAAGTTGCTTCAGACGCCGATAAATAAAGCATCGTTTTATACCCAAGAGACCCATCAATATACGGACGGCTCTGTCTTTCTCGTCGCAACCGCCCCTTAATTCCAAACGCAAGCAATAATAATTGAATATCACGACAGAACTGCTCCCCCTTTGAACAAAAAACAACTTTCGCCTGACGATTTCCAGCGTAACCGTCACTTTCAAACAAAGCGGATAAAAATCTGCGAACACAGGGCTGCGGACTCCGAAAGATAGCCTCCGGAACACGAACCACTCGATGCCACAAACCCTTCCCAGAATACTGTTCGGCGATTTCAAATTGAGATAACAGGTGTATCCAATCGCGTGTAAACGATCGTACGCCAATAGCCCCCTGCAACCGATGTCGTCGTGTAATTGATGGTCGAGTACCCCGCGACGTTAAATAACCAGATGCAACAATACCAACCACACGTTCTATATCTTCAACCACATCCATATCTCGACTATCAGAAGCAATCTCGACACAGTGCCCATCAAAACTTCCATCTCCCAGATAATACCCAAGAAATGCAGATAATTCTTCTGTTACCAACACGCTACTCTGTACACCAGGAGAAGAAATCCAACGATGAACAAACATAGATTCAGACAAGCGAGGGGGTTCTAACGTAAGAACCATATCTTCCAACAGATCTTTTGCTTCAATAAACGCATCACCAACAACAAATGGATGATTGGGAGTACATTGAACACGATACCCATCTTTAGTTTCCACAAGAACAGTCTCATGTACCCCTTGTGGCAACCACTCCTTTACTACACGAGACCCAGAAAGTTCTGAAACTCCTTGTGCTTGAATCCGAATCAAGCCAAGATTCGTTCCGACTCGAGTATCTCCGGACACACACAAAGGAAAACTTTGCCGAAACAGATCCCAATCGTTCCCCATTTCACCGAGCTTTTCCCGCATCCATTTGATATGTCCAGGATTCAACCCGAATTCCGCTACGATATGGCGCTCATTCGCTGAAAACTCGATGGACTCACCCACGTTCAATGGCATACAATATTCAGGCTGAAGGAACCATGGGACAAAGGTAAATTCAAACGCGGTATCTCCACGCATGGATGCTTCACAAAAATCTCGATACCACGTCCCTGCCATTTCAGCAGAAGACTCCATGATAATAATCGTCCCAGGAACCCGATGGACTGCCGGGATGACCCCGTCAAGCACAAACGCCGGATCAGGGAACCGGGCACATTCTGACAAATGAGCAACCTGCCAATTCGCACCTATAGCTATGTTTTTCTTGTGGGCAGACTCCACCACAATTCTCGATCGTAACCCTGGATCATGTTTACGCGTTGCCTGGGAGGGATTGGCAAACACCAGTTCCCGTTTGGTAATATACCGACCCACTGGGCGAATATCATC